GTCCAAGCACCTGCAGATACGACTCAAGTGTTTGCTAGGTTCATTGAACTGTTATCCAGTCCAATCAAGTACGTAAAGGAAAAATTTGGAACTGTTTACAGCTTGGCCAGGTCACAACAACTTCACGACACGGCCGGCTCTTTGCCGGAAGGTGCGTATGTTTTAGAGAAAGGATGGTACATGAGAAGACCTACCTCATTGAGAACTGACGAAGCTCTAACTTACATAAAACCGCACGCTATTGTATCTTTTTGTAACGATTTGAAAGAATTGATACCTCATGATGGAAATATCACCGAATTGGTAGAAGGATCAACTAGATGTAAACCTGGAATTGGGGTCGTAGTTGTGGGATTAACACATCCTACTATCCACCCCAGTGCTGCTAGAAAGTGCATACATAATGAAATTGTAGCAATAAACAACCGAGGCATACCCGATGCACCCAGACATAGACCTTTGTTATGGGAGTTTGTTTATAAATATATCCATTCGAGTTTTGAACATACCGTGGATTTGTATCAACAGCCGCTGAAGCCTATGGAAATGGAAAAGTGGTTGGCAAGATTTAATCTGGCAAGAAGAGAAAAATTGAGGGCCGGATATCAGCGCTTTTTAGACCAGAATTGTCACGTAACACCAGGAGATTTGATTAGAGAAACACACATTAAAGTTGAGAAACAAGGCACACAAGCCTGTGGAGAAGAATTGTTGTTTGACCCCCGATTGATACAAGGGGCTTCTCCCACCTACCAAGCTGCCACTGGACCAATAACCTACTCGATTTCTAAGAGATTAGCTGCATGTTGGGGTAAGTATGAAGGAACATACGGACCCATCACATATGCTGCTGGCATGAGTGCCGAACAAGTTGGTGATTGGTTTGAGTATGCAGTGCGCAAGTGCAAGAAACCTGTATTTGTCACTGGTGATTTTTCTAGGCTAGATAATACAGTTAGGGCTGGGGCTTTGCAATTTGAACATTCAGTTTATCGTAGTATGGGAGTAGCGCGCAAGCACC